TCTCTCCGTCAAGTTTGACTGACAGGTTCATTAGACGCGCAATGATTTCGTCGGTTGTTAATTCCATGATGTTTCCCTCATCTTTCGTTACGACCCTGAGGTCGCTTTCCAATGCCCAAGACCTCCATTGTCAAAGAGGTACCGAGCGACCCTGACATTACACGACGGATCTTGTAATGCGCGGATGACATCTTGCTTCTTACAGACTGCCCGTGTCACGGTTGCCCACGACCCCTGCACTTGAAGGAGACCGACATCGGGTCGTCCGGTGCTTTTGCGGACTGGCGACACGGCTCGAGCGGTGCAGCGCGATTCGCGATACATAATTCTTGAGAAGGTTGGCACAACCTTTGCGGGGAAGTGCTTGCGTAGAAGCGGTTCCCATTGCGGACAAGATTGTGCAGCTGCGCTTGCGGGCGTTGCGGTGAATGTTGCGGTGATGAGGGCGATTGCCATGATTCTCTTAATCAACCTGTTCTACTTCTGTAATCGAAGCGAAAGTCATCCAGGGAGCCTGCCTTCTGGCGACTGTGACTTTGACGATCTCTTCTGTTGCCGAATCCGTGAAGATTTGGACGAGCGTTAGTTTGTCCTTAGACCATAACGGCATATACCCCCACGTTGGAAGCATCATCGGTTTGCCATCATTTTGAGGAATAGCCAGCAACTGACCCATCCCATAATGAAACTGTAGATGAATTGTGTATCGGTCATTGCGTTTCCCTTCGCTCGACGTGCTTGTCATGTTGTAACACAGACGAGCGTCTAGGTGGCGGATTCGACCTCGGAACCAATGAGGGAAACGCAGTCAGTCCCGAGGTCTAGCAGGAGGAGAATGACATCCTCGAGCGATTTATGGTTTTGGCAGTGCCCGCCAAGCGGCTTCGAATGCTTCTGCGGTTTGCTTTGCCATCTCAAAGTGGAGCCAGTTTGGGTTGCCTTGATAGGAGCCTGCATTGTCGTCGGCGGTGTAGATTTTGACGCCTGCTTTGCCTTCGCCTCGAGAGCATCGGTAGCCAGCCCCGTAGGAGCCGTATGCGTACCAGTGCAGTTCACAGAGTCCGAGGGCTTTGGAGTTGGCAAGGAACCAGTCCCAAATTTCTCGCGCTTGTGCTTCGTCTTTGTATTGAATATCAGCTGCGTATCCGGTGGCGTGAACGGACAGTCCTGCGTTGTTGCGCATTGGGCGATTGACGTATGTCCCAAGAGACTTAGTTCCCCAACGCTTTCCACACAGTTCAACAAGTTTTGCCGTCACGGGCTGAGTGGCTTTGCCGTCCCAAGATGGGTAATACGGATAGACGCGGTTGCTCATACTGGAGGATCCTTTGGTTTATCTTTGAGACCATTGCCAGCAAGAACACCGAGAAGACCGCCAGTCAAAGTGGCAAGCATTGGCGAAAGTACTGCCCAAGCGGAATCGTCATTTGGGCTGACCTCAAGAGGTTGCGTCACAAATAGCAAGCCGTAAAGAAGAGCAAGAATTGATGCAAGGAATGCAACTGTCAATCCGACGGCTACGACAAAGATAAGTCGTGCTTTGATTTCTTCATTGCTTAATCTGTTTTGTGGTTTCATACGCATTTCCCTCCGGTGCCGTATTGCGTGGCGATTGTTGTTGGCGTTATTACTGGTTCAATGACTGCGCCTCGAAGGGCTTTGTTTTTTGTGCGTGGGCAGTTGAGACCTTCACGATCTGCGCAAGCGGTGAGCGATGCACAAATAACCAATAGAATCAGGGCTTTTTGCGGGTTGGTTTTTGTCACAGTAAAGCCTGTACGGTTATTGCGTTTGACGCAAAACGAATGTTTGGCGACGGCGAAGCACCAGCCGCAAAAAATGTGAACGTATTTATGCCAGCGGTGACGGTAACTGGTCGTTGAAAAGTTGTCATATGTAATTCACCCGATGAACTAACTGACGAACGTGCAATTTCACCAGCGTTTGTTGAATAGACAGTGCCATTAACGGCAACGGTGTAGTTTGCTTCGTTTGAGTTACCTTGACTTTGCGTAACGCTTGACAAAGTTACCAACACTTTTGTCCCTGTTTCCATTGTAATTATTTGCGGTACTCCTTGCGCTGTAACTGCGCCCAATGCGGCAAATGTTTGTGATGTAACAGTGGCAAAAGAAGCGCCTGCTACCACGTTGCCGTAACTTGTAATTGGAGATGTGGTAATCCATTTTGTGCCGTTGTAGGTCTGTCGAATTGGGCCTTGCGTTCCGCGTCCAGTGCCGTAACCGTTTTTAGTTTCTGCCGGTGTCGTTATGTAGCACTGCATACCTTGAACAGGAGCAGTTGCGCCAGTTAAGGCAGCGTCGCGCGCTGTTTCGGTTGCAAAAGTAATAATGGATTGCTGCATCAATGTCGTATTAACCTGTGCCGCGGTTAATATCGCGCCTGCTGAATAAAGTTGGTATCCGCCGTTTGCTGATAATGGCATATTTTGTTTCCTTTCTAGAAACTGAGAAGGTTGTTGTCAAGCGTTCCGAAAATCGCATCGTCAAGGGTTAGATATTGGTTGCCGTCCGTACTCTCAAAAGTGTACGAAACAATGTGAGACCCTGGAACGATTCGGTGTTCTATTCCTGACGTGATCAGGGTCTGCGATTCTGTAAGCGGGGTTCCGGTGTTGTAGTCCTTCTGGACTGTCACGATTGACGTCAGGTCAATGGCAAAGATGGTTGCCCATTGCGCAGCTGTAAGCGCTGCAAGTTCGCACGAGACGCCTGTGAAGCGGACAACGGGGTTGCGGTACTTGCCGAGAAGGTATGCGCCGAGGCCGTTGACTTCTGTTGTCGTTGAGTTCAGAAGATTTAGGAGTTGGTAGGACTGAGACTGATAAAGAGCAATTGAGGTTGGGTCGGTGTTTGTCTGGACGGCTCCGGCGGGACTCTGGGTTGAAATGTTGTTGTACAAGAGTTCCGACCCGTACTGGTTGACGAGACTCATGTATGAAATTCCTGTGCCGTCGGTGGTAAAGGACGCGCCTGACACGGGGTTGAGAACGCTTGACCTGCCCTTGAAGGTGAGGGTGCCGTCGGCTGAGGTGTACAGGTACCCCTGTTCGGACGTGTTGACCTGCTGTAGATAGTTGAGGACGTTTGTGTCCTGAGAGACCGCGTAAGCGCCGAGAGTCGAGGTACCTGTACCGATAGACCTTGCGCCCTGATAGGCAACCTCTGGACGGTCTAGGACGGCGTCTACGCGCAATCCTGAAGTCTGTGCCGACGGGGTGAAAGCGTTAAGTTGCTGATTGGCAAGGGTGCCGAAGGTGTCAACGCATCTGGCGTACATTCTGCCCTGGTTGGCGTTCTGATAATCCAAGTCCCAATCCTCGACAAAGCCTGTGTAAATGGGAGTGCCGTTGGCGTAAATGATGATGGGCGAGCGAGGCAATACAAACGGGTAGTAGATCGAGGAGTCGTTGAGCGGGTCAAGGATGCGAGAGTTGTTGTTGAACACGACCTGTGCGGTTCCTGCGTTGAACTGGTCAAGTTGGCGGTTGCGTCCGCGCTTGATATTGACCGACAGAACGAGCGAAGTCAGGTCTGCGTATGCAAGACCGCCGAGGGTGCCTGTGTCTAAAAGACCGAAGACTGCGTCGTTGAGTTGGAAGGGTTGACCGAATCCTGTGGTCGTCTGGAATCCGACAAGCACTTGGTATGTGGGGACGGTCACAGTGTCGTTGCCGGTGCGAAGACCGCTCCCGAGTTGCGTTGCGCTGCGAGGATGGCGTCGATGATGTCTTGACCGACTGTGGCGGGCGACGAGATAAGTCCTGCGTCGATGTTGAAAGTTGTGTTGCTGAAGTCAATACCTGCAAGACCGCCTGCCATCGTGTTAGATCCTGTACCCGTTGGCATTGCCGAAAGCGGAGGTTCTGAGTTTTGCACCTTGCCTGGAGCAGCTGCTGCAATTGATGGCGGTGCGCTGAATACGTCTGGGTTGGCAGCCATGATTTCTTTTTGGGACTCTTCGAATGCTCGTGCGCTTGTCAAGCCTCCACTGCTTCCGCCTCCCCCGCCAATTTTTGGCATTGCGAAACTTTTGCCACCGAGGAGAGGGACCCATGACGGGATGGTGAAAGCCAATTTGCCGACGGTGTTGTTCCAGACGGCAGCGATTGCATTGAAGACAAATGTTGCTGCACCGAGCAAGCCTTGAAAGAGTGGGATTGTGACGTTGCTAATCCACCAACGGATTGCGCCGAACAAGCCGTCAACGATGTCGCGGAATGTCTCAAATTTCTTGTAGGCGATGACTGCAGCTGCTGCGACCAAACCAATACCGATTGCGATTGCGGTGATTGGGTTGATGCTCATTGCAATGTTGATTGCAACAATTGCTGTGGCAATGCCTGCGAGAGCGGCTCCCATGATCACGAAGAACTCGGGGTTGTCTTGCGCCCATTTTGCAAACTTGTTGATTAAGGGAAGAACGGCGTCGAGGACCGGCAACAAAGCTGCACCGATTCCCTCCTTTAGTTCCGCAATGCCAGTTGTAAATCTTGCCAGCTGTCCTTCGGTTGTTTCGCCTGCTGCCTTACCGAAGCCGCCAAAGTTTTCAGTAAGTTTCTCTTGAATGGCTCCAAAGTCTTTGGATTTGATAAGGCCCTGATCAAGACCAAGTCCTAGTTTTCCAAGGGCGTTGGTGTTGCCGTCGTAACCTTTGGCCAGCGCAGCGGTAACTGTCTCAAGGCTTTTCCCGGAACCTTTTGATATGTCAACGGCAAGGGCCAATAGGTCCTGCGCCTTTGTGACATCGCCGGTACTGCGGGATAGCCGGGCCATGGCCGGGCGCAGTTCATCATCGGCCACATTGGTTGAAAGCATCAGGGAGTCAATGAAATCTCCGTTGGCTTTGATTGCGTCGTCAGTTGCCGTTGTTGATTTGCCAAGTGCGATGGCTAGAAGATTTGCTGCTGCCTGATCCTCAATGGCAGCCTTGGCGCAGTCAATAAGGCCAGTGGCTAATGCTGCAATGGCAATGCCAGCAGGGACGGCTGCTTTCTTAATTGCAAATTGTGCCTTTTCGCCATTGGTCTCAAGGTTTTTAAATTCCTTGACTGCCTTGTCGATTCCTGCGCCGTTGAACTCTGTGATAATTGGGATTGCGATTGTCATTGGAGTTCTCTTTCAACGCGGGCTTTGACTTCATTAGTTGCGCGTAGAAGTTCGCGTTCAATCTCTTTACGCTTGCGAAACACGGCGGGTCCAAGGACGCGCGTATGGTTGGGGCGTAACTGCCCAAGTGAATCGCCTAGGCGGTTTTGATTGGCTCGTCCTGCTGCTTCAAAGACCGCAGCTGCGACGTTGGTCTGAGTGATGTAAATCAAGGAAGTTGCTTCTCGAGAAGCGTCAACCTTTAATTTGACTCCAGATATTGCCTTTGAAACAGAGAACGGAAATATCTTTTTGTTGGCTTGTTCCCATGCTCGAGCCATGCCGGACAAAGGTACTTGCGTGTAGCCCTTTTGAACTTCTTGTATGGCAGGTGCAGCAATGCGGGTTGCGTCAGCGGTGAACTGCTTGCGCAGTCCAGGCTCAATCTTGTTAAGAGAACGAATTGCGTCACGGACGCCGACAACTTGAACTGTGGTGTTTGTTGTCATCGTCTGCTCCTTTGTGCTTTCTGTTGTTCGTTTAACACGTCAACAACCGTGAAGAGATCGTCTGTGTCGAATGGGATGTCGGGTGTCCAGTATCCAGTCGCGACAAGAACCTCGGCTAATGAGCGTCGGAAACTGCCGCTTCTGTAAAACTTGGTGCATCCTCCGACACAACTTCGATTGACTTTGTTTTCTTGATAAATTCGTCAAAGGCGAGCGGGGTTGTGATTCCTGCAGCTCGAGCAGATTCGAATGCAAAGAACGCAAGGTCTTCTGCGCCGATGCCGTTGGCAAGACTGGATGCTTGTCTTTTGAATTTGCGTTCCCATGCCACGACAACGAAGAGATTCGTTTCGCATTCATAAGGGTCGCCTTCAATCGGTGTTACTTGTAGTCGGATTTTCATTGTTTCCCTCTTCTATTTTCTAGACGATGTCTCGTACCCAAGTACCGTTAGTCAGGCTGATTGAGGCAACCGCGAGGGTCCCCACAGACGACATGATCACAGGTGCTGCGTCAAGTGTTGCATTATCAATCGTATATTCGGGATTTGATGGACCTTCTGTCGCTCCTGATGGCGAGACAACAATTGTGCATGATCCAGCAGTGTTGATTGCTGCAAGCAGTGTTTCAATTTCTCCAACGCCGTATGAAAGAAAAAGGTCGAGGTTGACTGCAACGGTCTGCAATCCTTTTGTCCCACGATGACCTGTGTCTGCCAGCGATGTGCTGTCCAAAATATCGAAACCGACCATCACTTCACATTTAGAAAGTTGATCGCTGACGTCGTATGCGGTACCGCCAGAAGGGGTAATTGTGCAGGTGGCTCCTGAGAGGAATGTGCTTGTTGCCATTGGTGGCTCCTTAGTTTCTCTTCACGGCGATTGCCA